CAAAAAGGTTGAAACTAAAGTAGTAGAGCCTAAACAAGAAAACACAATCCAAATTCAAGTATATGAAAACATTATAAAAACACTAAATGATGATTTAGATTCTAAAGAAAAACAAATAGAAGAATTAGAAAAAAAGCTATCTTTAAAAACAAAAAGAATAACTAAAAAAGTAGAACCAACTCAAAAGAATATCAATATACTTTGGGGATTAATTAAAATAAAATACTAATATGAATTACGCAAAAAAAGTGCTAGAACAAGAATTAAAAAAATTAAATCAATCTTTAACTGAGTTTGAAGATGCTAATTGGCAGAGAGGAGTTAAACTAACTAAACACAAAATAAAACAAGTTGAAAAAACTATTGAGAAATTATGAAAAGAATATTATTTATTACGACATTACTATTAATGTCATGCGAGAAAGAAGAAGTACAACCTAATGGAACACACCCACCACTAGACACTAGGCAAGAACAATTAGTAAATAAACATTAAACAAAAAAGGGTAGCCAAATTAATGACTACCCTTTTTCAATTCTATACTATTACTTATGAAGTAACAATAGTAGCAGTTCCAAACAAAGTAATCAAAGCAGCTTCATCAGCAGCATCTAAAAAGTTCGCTGGTATTTTCTCTTGACCAACAAACGTTAATTGATACCCTGAAACGTCACCTAATGCAGTACCATTTGAGATAGTACCAGTTGTGACATCCATACCACGTTCTAATCCAGCTAAGAAGAAATTACCATTGTTATCTTTTACAACAATATTTGGTCTACCATAAGCTAATAATTTCACTATTTTAGTAGTGGCAGCATCTTGCTTTTTCAACTGAATAGATAAAGTTTGCTCTACAAATGTAGTTCCATTTTCTCTTGAAGAATTGATAGTTTGCTCAAATGAGTTAGTACCTTTCAATTCAAATTTATACAAGTTAGATACACCAGTTACTGTTGCAATCATATCTGTATCCGTAACATCATAAGTCTTTGCAGTAATATCTCCGTAGTTAATGAAATAGATTGCCTCTAAACCTCCTACTACATCCTTACAAACCTCTGCACGACCATTTGCTAATAAACAAGCCATATTTTTAAAAGTTTTTAGTTATAAAAAAAGGGAAGGCACTTTACCTCCCCTTAATTTGAAATTTAATTATTATTAATTTGCACTATTTGTGATTCCGTAAGTTACGATATCTTCAACATTTGCATATTGAACACCAGCAGTCATTTTCATAATGATTCTTACATTGTCATCTCCTAAAGTTTCTGATGTATCAATTAATCTTACATCATTTTTATCTGAAAGTAAACCAGTTCCAAAGAATAAGTTAGACTTTTCAGCAGCTAACATTTGATTTGCAGTTAAACCCTCAGCAACTACTAATGGAATACCATCAAACATTAAATCACCAAATGATTGGTTATTTCCTTTTCCATCAAAACCATTAGCTCCTAAACCTGATGCACCAAATCCACCTAAAGAACGCACATAAAGTTTGTAAGCATTTTGAGATACATAGATTCTTAAGTCATCTTTACCATATACAGCAGCTGGAATTGCATCAGCAACCTTACCTAATTCAACCGCAATGTTAGCAGCAGTTAAAGTTGTTCCAGCAACCTCATTTGCAGCTGGTAAATCAGCGTCAGCAGTTAACAATGTCATAAAACCATCGAATGAACCTGATGTTCCAGTAACACCATTCCAAATTGAAACCTCGTTTGCAGCTCCTACTTTTTCAGACATATAAGCTAACAAGTAATCAGCAAATGATTTAGGTAGTACATCGTGTGCAGAGTAACCCATCTCGATAGCAGACCATGTATCTACGAAATCAGATTTACAAAGTTGAACGTTTACTTGTAATTCTTTTGGAGTAATAATTCTTTCAGTTAAAGTAACTGTTGATGTTGGTGTAAAGTCGCATGAAGCATCTTTTAAAAGTCCATCAGTTGCTAATTTGTGAAGCACTGACTTGTACTTTACATTAGGCATTAAAGTTACTAATTCTTTCTCTAATGTTGGTGCTGATAATAATGCAGCTTTTACCCATTTACCTGAATCCTCTCCAGCGTAAGTTGTTGTAATTGAAGTTGTTGTTGCCATTTTTATTTATTATTTAAATTTATAAACTGATTCTAAAATATTACTAATGTTTGATTTTCCTTTTCCTAGTTTTACAATCTCTACTTGTTGTTTGTTTTCAGGGTTAAATGAAATTGGCTTAACTTCTTCTTCGCTCAATTCAACTTTAACCTCTTCAACTTCTTCTTCAACTTTTGAAAGTTCTGTAATCTTAGCTTTTAATTCCTCAATTTCTTTTTCAAGATTTTCTTTTTCTTCTTTAGAAAAGTGAGTTTCTTTAACTGTTGATTCTACTACTTTTTTAGCAGTTGGTTTTTCTACTTCCATTTCAACCTCTTCCTCAACTTCTGGTTGCTCAGGTTGCTCAACCTCTTCTTGTTTAGCACCAATCTCACCGATAACACCATCTTCTAATACTTTTAGAATTTGACCGTCTTGTAATTCGTACTCACCGATTGGAAGTGGAAATCTATCCTCTTCGTTTACAATCATAATAGATTGACCAGCTTCTAAGATGTCATATTCGATAGTTGTAACACCATCTACTAACATCATTTGTTCTAGCTTTACTTCCATACCTAAAAAGGTTTTAAGTGTGTTTAAAGCATCTTTTACTTCTTTTTTCATACTAATTAACTATTTAAAATTTAACTGTTACATTTTTAACCTCTTGAGTAGGTGTTTGAACGTTCTGCTCTGTTATCTACCTTAACACTTTCTCCTTGATTCTCTGTGTTTCCTATGCCTTGATTTTGTAAAGTACCATCGCAACACTCTGCTCTATACTTACCATCATCACATAAACAACCACGTTTACCACCTTTAGGACTTATTAAACTTTCTGTTTTCTTTTTTGCCATTATATTTAATTTAAAGATTTACATATTACATTTAAATACTCAACAGTTATGTTATCTGAATTACTTGAATTTTCAACCCATATTTCAACGTAATCATTCTCGTTTAACTCTAAAATTGTTTGACAAGTTAATGATTCAGAACGACCACTCCCTGATGTTGTTGAATACATCTCACTACTAGAAATTACAACTCCATTCTTAGCCACATAAACACCAATCACTTTATTGTTACCACTTGTTAAAGATATTGTAGCGGTTACTTGAAAATCACGAATTAAAGCACCTACATAAGTTAGTCTATTATCGGTGTGAGTAAACTTTTGATTTATTGAGTTTGCAGTCGTTGTACCTGATGCTTTTACTGGTGTGTCAACTGTGCTTATAGTCGTAACAGTTGTGTTGTTAGTCATATAATAGTTTCCTATCTCAGCAGTATTTTCAATACCTTTAGAATTAACAAAACGTGTTTTATTATCTGTATAATCAACACCACTTAAATACGTACCACCCCCACTAAAGTTAATAGTATCTAAAATATAACCCTCTGTTGGTATAGTTGCACTTGCATTTACATTTATTCCAACACTAGAGCCAAAAGCTATTACAGATGAATATATTAACCTAAAACGTCTTGTTATTGTACACCCAGCCAACACATCAAGTATGTTTCCAGCACTACCACTACCTACAAAGATTGAATTATCTATACCTATCGTACCATGACTACCATCAAATTGTAAGTTTTGACTATTTAATATTGCACCCTTTGAGAATATAAAGTTATCAGCAGTATCAATCAAACCAATGTTTGGAACATTTAAAAAGTTAACACCAGTCCAATCTAATGCTAAAGGAGGGTTAACACTTCCATCAATGTCTAAAGCAGTATCAACATCTTGAAATGTAACGTGTCTTATTGGTGTAGTCCATTCTGTTGTGAATAAAGCAACACCAACACCTAACCCAGTTGATGTTATTCTACTATTCTCAGATGAAGAGCCTAGTATAACTGTATTTTGTCCACCTACTAATCTATCCCCTAACAAGTCTACTGTTGTAGTGAAATAATAAGTTACATTATCAACTAGAGTAATAACATTAAACACTGGTGTAGGTAAATCACTAGGATTATTTACAAAAACTATATCTCCATTATCTATCGTAATATCTCCACCTATTGCATTTACAAAGTTTAAATAATCTATTCTTTTAGGCACATTGCTATCACTAGCATCTAAGTAAATAGATTCTGTACCATCCAAAGTAGTTACATCTTTGTACCTTACAAACGTAGGAAATTCACTACTCATATATTTCTAATTTAATTGATGCATTAACTAATACTGCATCTGCTGAACCTGACGAGCGATTGTAAGTTTGAATAGACACACCACCGCCTGATAATCTTATTTCAGTAATGTATGGAAAACGTGTGAATCCCGAAGTTAAAACAGTATTTGTAGGGTCTATAGATTCATTAAATAACATAGTGTAATCTCCAACCCCATCATACAAAAACGTAGGTGTGTAACCTAAAGTGTTTTTAATTACTGTCATAGTAGGTGCATCCGTCCCTGACTGATTAAGGTTAGCGTAAAGTGCTCTACTTGGCAAACCTAAACTAGCTTTTAAATTAGCAACTGTAATACTCTTTGTCGATGGTGTACCATCATTGATAACTAACACCATTGAATCAGTTGCACTCGTTAACTCTGTTAAAGTTGATATCTTAGCCATTATACAGTTTTTAAAAATTCTTTAATCTCTCTTACAGTTTCGCACTCTTCTACTTCTTGAGATGCTTGTAGTTTATCAAAGCCATCATACATCCCCTCTATTGAGTACCCTTTGAATTTACCTAACTTAATTTCATTCCACACTTCATCGTTGTATATCTTAGAAGTAACAACCCACTCACCACCTTTAGCACCTAAGTTATAGATGTTAGATTTATCGTTTTTAGGGTCTTCAACAATCCACGATTCAATAACGTTTATTCCGTTAACATCTTTCTCATGTTCAGTAGTAAATTTATTTAGGTTTAGTTTCTTCATAAATAACTCACTAGACTTACTAACTGTTTCTTTAGTAAAGAAGATATTAAACTCTTTGTCTTTTACTTTTCTGTAAATACGTTTCTCAGGAACTAAAGCAAAACCAGTCACTATTCTTTTTTCTTCATCTAAGATTTTAAATTTAACCTCTTGACTAGATAGCATAATAAAGTTTTCCTCTATTGCTGGACTTTCTACTAGACTAATTGCGAATACTCCATCTTCGTTTTCGTCTTTTATTGTTAGTTCAATTTCTTGTAGTTTCATATCTATTAACTAAAATTGGTTTATAATGTTGCATTTCTTTGTCTGTTCCTATCTAATGCTTGAGCAGATGTAACCTCACCACTAACAACATAGGCTTTACTAGGTTGTGATTTTAAAGCCTCTAATTGATTTACCCCACTATCTCCTACAATGTTAAAGTTAGGTTGTATAGATTGAGGAGCAGAACCACCACCAACACTAGGAGCAGATGAGCCACCACCAGCAGAGCCACCACCGCCCTCGAATTGAGTTCCAGCAATCTTAGTTATATTAGCAGTACCAATAGCAGCTGCGATACCAGCTTCAATAAATTGAGCCCCAGTAGCTAGTTTTATTGGGTTACCTCCAGCAGTTAAAGCCCCAGTAACAGCTTGAAATGTTTGTATACTTGCTTGTGCTAAACTTAATGCCTTATTAATTTTGAATTGTCTTCTAGCATCTTTCTCATTCTTTGCACTAAATAAATCATTTAAACCAATCAAAGCATTTATAGTGTCATTAGTCATTTTATACTTAGCATCTAAGACTGTCCTCTCGTCTGCTATTCTTTTATCATTAGCTTCTTTTTCTTTTAACCTTGCTTCTTCTTCTGCTTTTAATTCAGCATCAATATATTTTTGATTTATAGCTGCTATTTCTTCTTTTTGCGCTATTTCTAATTCTTTTTCAAGTTCAAAATTTCCTGCAGCCAACTCAAACTTAGCATCGTATTGTTTTGTTAAATCATATATCTCTTGTTCTTGTTCTGTGTTTCTTAACTCTTGTAATAAGTCATATTGTTTGTCAGCTATTTCAATTTCCTTTTGAGCTTTCTCTTGAGCAAGTTTTAAAGATTCTGCATTTGCTTGTTGTTCCTTTGCTGATTGTTCATTTATTAACCTTTGTTTTTCATCAAATACTGCTTTATTTAATGCTTTTTCTTGCTCTACTAAACCTGATATTTGACCCGTAACCTCCTTTTGTTTCGAAAGTCTAGCAGTTTCTAAATCAATTAATCTAGCTTTTGCTTCCTCTTCCGCTTGTAGCGATTCTTTGTTTGAATTACTAAGCTTATTCTCTTCAATTATAGCATCACTTCTTAATTTAGCTACCTTTATTTCCTTGTTGGTTATATCTTCTTCTAACTTACTAGCTTCTTTTAAAAATTCAATCCTTTCTTTTACCGAAAAGTTTTGTCTTTGTTGTGATTTCTCTAATAACTCTGCACGTTTTCTATTAGCTTCTGCACGTTCTACTATTAACTTTCTTTCAAGTCTATCTGCTTTCGCTCTTGCATCTGCTATTTTACCAGCTTGAGCAATCTCTTTTCTAGTTTCTTCACCAAAGTTAGCTACTGCATCTTTAACTGCAAATATCTCTTCTTTAAATTCTTTAAATGCTTCCTTAGCTCCATCAATATCACCAACTAAAACTAAACCGATTGCTTTAGATAAACTTATTATTGAGTTACCTAGGTTACTTAATATATCTGTAACGTTACCAACAACAACACCTATTTTAGATAATAGTTTAGCATACCTATTTTGTCCCTCTTCGCTCGATGTAAACGCTTGTTTAACTGCTAGTATTGCAATAAGTAATGCACCAATTCCAGTACCTATAATAGCAGTTTTTAATAAACCAAAAGAAGATATTACAGATTTAACAGAACCTAATAAGCCTTTAAACTTGCTTACCATTCCACCAGTAATGCTATCAGTTGTTTTACCAACCTCCTCTACTCCCTTACTAGTATCTTTAACACCATCATTTACATCTTCGATACTATCAGCAACCTTTTTAAAGCCTTTTGCAGTTTCTTCTGTGTTGTCTTTTACTTCTAAGTTAATTGTTCTAGTTTCTGCCATTACTTATTAATTTTCTTACTTATTAACTCTCTTTTTCTTTGTTTGTACAACTCACTAAAACTATAAGTAATTTCATTCTTACCTTTTGCTATGTCGATTATTTCACTACCTACCATGTAGTCAAACTGTCTTAGTAGTGTTAGTATGTTCTTTATCATGCCTCTTGTATTAAATAAATTTGTGTGTTTGTTACATCTCCATTAATGTATGTGTTTTCTAAATCTAGTTCTACAATAAAGTCTACTCCATCTTCTGAACGTCTTGTTTCTTGGTATTCTGTAACTCTAGTGTCCCCATTCTCAGCTATCCTATAAAATAATGGTGTTGGATTTGCACCATAGTTAACCTCTACAAAACCATCACTTGTAAAGTTAGTTGTAGCACCCAAAGTAACACCAGTACTTGCAGTTGTTACATTCACATCATTAACACCATTAGGCACTAATATAGGTATCTCAACAAGTCCGCTACTTTCACCTAATATTATTTGGTTTTCATTCGATATAGTTCTAAAGTCGTTTATCAATTCTAAATCTACTTCACCACTAGTTAAGTCGGTCTTAATATTATTTATGATGTATCTTTTATCTCTGATTATTAACCTATCGTTTAACTCTAAAGAAGTAATTAATGAAGTTGGAAATATAGCTTTAAGACTTGTTAATCTATTCTTATAATCAAATAAGTTTTCAATGTAATTCTTATAG